TCCTAGCATCAAAAAATTATCCATTAAAAAATACAAATTATCACTATCAAAATATTCAGGAAAATACCTCATAAGTAAAAGCCATATTGAAAAAACTACTATCAACCTTTCTTTGGTCTTTCATTTGGCTGCCCGTTTGTCCAGTTACTTCCTGAGCTCCCGTTTGCTGAGTTACTTTCTGAATTACCGTTTGCTGAGTTACTTTCTGAGCTGTTCAAAACTTGCTCGCCTGTGTCCTCTTGAATCGCTGCATCCAATTGTTTAACTAATTCTTTAATTTTGTTTATTATTTCTTTTTGTTTTTTGTTCATCTTTTTTAATTTAAATAGTTAGTTATATCGTTTAATATTTGATCGTGTATTGCTTGAGTATATCCGTTATCAATATCATCTTGAGTAATAGTATTTAATTCATTTTCTAATAAAAATTTAGCACTATCGAAATTTCCATCTTCTAGCCTTAATAATAACTGAGTTAATTTATTATAAAGATAATTTATATTAGCATCTGTCAAAGTTCCATCTCGATAGAGCAATCCAAAACTACTTACTTTAAAACTAGAAACATAATCCCTTCCTAATTGCTTCATGTTATTGTTTAGTTTTAAATACAACTCAGATAATTTCGCTTGGTCTGTTATCTCGCTATATCCTACGGGCTGAGTTTCACTATAAACTATAGATGGTATCGGCTCGTTATCTTCTTTATAAAATTTCTTCTCCATTTCTAATAATATGAATATGTTGTCCAACGACTTACATCGTGGTTATATATATATTGCACAGACGCCCCCTTGTTTAAATCAAAGTCACTTTCATCTGCTAAGAGCATTCTGTTTGCTGCTGTGCTTGCAGAATCATTGTTTTTAAACTTTAGTTTTTTATCCGTGCCAGAATTTATAATCACAACTATCCTATTAACTCCTGCTGGTGGTGCGACCATACCAGTAAAATCTCTGTCGTGAGCATCGGGATCGATAAAGTGAACATTTGACGTTCCTAAATCATAGTTATCAATATCTACTGAACCTCCTCCTGTTTCGGTGTAGTATGTTATTTGATTGCTAGGCATCTGAGTAATTCCAGTGGCATGAGCGTAGTTTCCTATTTCTATGCTTGTGACGTTACCCCCTTCGTCTGTCACGGGTACACCGCCTAGAATATCAATAGTGTCCGTAAGTGTGCCAATGGTAATACCATCTTTTTTAACAACAATATTAGAGCCTGTACCAGTGTCTCCCTTATCGCCTGTTGCGCCTTGTAATTTTATTCCCCAAAAATAAGAGTCTGAGCCGATAAATGTTGAGGCCCACGTGGATGGGTTTGATGCTTCATGAGATATTTGAACCTCTATTTCTTGCCCTGAATTTAGTTTAACTGGTTGAAAGCTAAAATCAAAAGTCCAAAAATCAGAGGCATTACCAGCATTCCTAATGTATCCACTTGCTAAATTCCAATCCTGCAAAGTACCATCTATTATCAATTTTACAGTAGGCTGTGTTCTTTGGTCGGTTCCGTTAAATATCCTAATATTACCTGCAAATAAATAAGTACTGGTATCATTTATTTCTATAACACTATTGTTTGTAGTATTGCTATGTGTAAACTCAGAATCTTTTTCTTCTTCTGAATCCCACTCTATAGTGTAAGGTGAAGCCCTAGTAAAAACTTGACTGTCATCTGTACTTGTTAAAACTATTATTGGCAAAGCAGAAGCTGCTCCACTTGCTGCAACCTCTTCCCATGCGGTGTCTTTTCTTGCGTATTGCTTGCCATCGCTTGGAGCTTCTGGAAAGGATACTTTTGTGTTGTTAGTGCTTATATCGCTTGCTTGTGTAGGTGTTATCGTTGTAGTATCACCCTCTAATACTTCACCTGCACTTGTGCCAAAATCTTTATTAAATGCCGTGTTCTTTGTAAAAGCGTTCTCTTTACCTGTTTGTAAGGCGGTTATATCGTTTGAATTTGTAGTTATTTGTGCTAAATCTGCTGATGTAGAAAATTTATTTACACCCTCTGGAATATCATCAGTATTTTCAAAACTTGCTTGTTTAAAAGTCCCATTAACATAAATAACCGCTTGATTTAAAGTAGTGTTAATAATTAAACTACGCTCATCTGGTGTTGTTATTGCTGCAATTTCAGCACTTGTTAAGCCCTGTATTATGTCTTGTATCTCCATTTATATTACTAATCTAAATAATCCATCTGCAATATTGCCGTTCCTACTTGCTTCAACAGTATTAACTCCAGTTCTTTCTACCCTAAAACCTAAAGTTCTACCATCTGACAACCTAAATACTTCTGGTTTTAAATCCAAAGTCCCTAAATTATGTGTAATAGTGAAAGTAGTTCTTCCTCCTGCAACAGCTCTAGCAACTGAACTTTCAGCACTATCTAAATCGACTGCAAATGAAGGAGGTAAACTTGAAGATGTAATGTAACCAGCATCATTTGTAAGCTCACTTACATTGTCTCCGTTTTGAAGTGCGCTATTTATTAACGCTATCAGTGCTGTTGTCACAAACTTATTAGCTGTTGTAGAGTCATCTACTTGGTCAGCATTTGGAAAAGTTAAAACTGGATTAGCTGGATCTGTGTTGTCTACACCGTCACCTGTTACCGAATCAACCAATCCACCAGAGCTTGTAACGTATCCAGCATCATTTACTAATTCGCTAACATTGTCACCGCTTTGTAATGCGCTTTCTGCCTTAGCTTTTACATCATCTAAATCAATAACAGCGGTAACAGTAATTAAATCTGTTTTACCTTCTATTCCTTTTACCCTGCTTGCTAATTCATCTAATGCATCTTGAACATTTGCAGGAGTACCATCCCAATCGGAAGGAACTGTTAATGTATAATCTATCCCGCTTGCAAAACTAGAACCTCCAACTACAATTAATGTATTAGTATCATCATAAGCCTTAAATAATTCATCTGAACTGTCTACAAAGTAGTCAAACCTACCTAAAGTCGCGCTCGCTAATGCCTGTGTTTGTGTTATTGCTATCTGTGATAAAATACTCATAAACCTATCTTTATTAATCCATCGCTTTTAATATAACCATCATTTTTTAAAGCACCACTATGTATTACTAACCTAGCACCGTTTTCAATTGTAAAGTTAGCACCATTATCTATAATAAAATCACAAGCAATAAAATATTCAAAACAATCTTGAACAGTTATATTATCACCGTTCTTTAAATGGTATTTAATTCCGTTTGAATTACCACCCCCACCACTAGCACTAATCTCTAAAGTACAATTATTTAATTTAGTAATAGTAATGTTATTCCCAGCCTGTAAAACCTTCTCCAGTTCACAAGCGTCTATAATATTATCTAAATCTATACTCTTCATTATGTAAATGTCTTATAACTTACTCTTGCTGTTATGTTCCCTGTCGTATTATCTTCCGCCTCTACTCTTATTCTAAACCAATTACTTTTAAAGTCGTTCTTCTCTATTGTTACTAATGCTTCATCTATATCAAAACTACCATCTCCACTACAATTATTCTTATAAACAGTCCACTCAGTTGGTAAAACACAAATGCTATTAGTTGTTGACTCCTCAATATAAATCTTTGGAGTACCATCTAGCCCCGTAGACTCTATAAATAACTTCCATGCTGCACGTTGGTCAAAGTTAACCTCACCACTTATCTGTTGAACACTCGCGTCTACATTATCTAATAAAACAACCTGTCTCATATACCACTCATATATGGAAGTATTTGTATATTCTCTTCCGGGTAAGTAGAATTGTTGTCATAAATATACCATTGTATAGTGGAAGAGTTATCAATTGCTTGATTGTAAACTTGTACTATGTTACCAAAATAAGGTTTAGGCGTTCCCAACTCAGTATTATTACCTACTGTTCCATTAGCTGTATTCTCTACTTGGTTTTCTCTTACGTAATGAAAGTAAATAAACTGAGTAAGCATTACTCTAATACCCTCGCTTTGTACTACGCAATTACTTTCGTCTATATTAAAAGCATCGAATATATCAATAAATCTTTGAGTCTGTGGAACTTGAGGGTCTGTTACCGTTAAGTCTGCTATAAACAAGTCATACAATTCAGCTCCTAATAGTTTTAACAGATAGTACTTCTCATACTTTTCAATATAAAAAGATAATTGATCATAGCACGTTTTAGATACGTTATATTCTCCTTTGAAATCTGTCTTTACTACTATGCTCATTTTATTTTAATTTAGCTGCTCCCTTATTAATAAGAATAATAGCCATTTCTTTAGTTACATTATACTCTTGACCTTTCTTCATATTCTTATCACCAGTAGCTATAATATCCACCTTGTCTCCTAGCTTAGAAAAGTCTACCTTAGATTCTTTCTTTGGTGCTTTAGTTTCTGTTTTTGGAGTTTGCTTCTTGTTTTTGATTTCTTTCTTTTCCATTGTGATTGGTTTTTAACCCTAAAAGCCCGCATATTTCTATGCAGGCTAATAAGAATTAAACTAATCTTAAACGTTAAGAGCAGTTTTATCAGTAGCGAAAACACCTTCGATAAAGGCTGTTCTATCGTTGTTCTTAACGATACAAAGACCTCTCCACTCAGCCAGTACTGTAACTAAGTTTTTAGTGAAATCATCTGAATCACGTCCAACTTCAATAGAAATATCTCCTCTGTCATAAACAGTTGATAAATCAAAGTTTCCAATCAAGTACTCTCCATCAGTTACCAATGTAGTAGGAACTAATGTTACACCATCTAAAGATAATTGACCAGCAACCATTGCTAATCTATCAATGTATCTACGATCAGTTGTAGACGTCTTAATTAACTTTAAAGTAGTTATTGTGTTTGGGTGAACAAACGCATAATTAGCGTTGTCATGCTCTGCAACTTGAATCTGATTCATTGCAACAGTCAAAACATCTGCTTCGTTAGCATTGTCAACAGTACCAGCAAAAGAACCAGCTGCAAATGCAGTAGCTACAGTTTTAATACCGTTTAAGTTTGTTCCAGTACCATCACCTTGGTATACTTGGTTCTCAACATCTTTCAATAACTCTCTCATTAACTCGTTGTTAATTTCAGCAGTCATAAAAGAAATATCTCCTACCATTTCTTCAGATACTTTGATAAATGCAGTTCTTTTCTTAACTGATTCAGAAGCAACAACTAGATCGAAATCTATTTGATTCTTCAATGCACCCTCAGCAGTTCCGCCAGCAGCTCCATCTTTGTTGGCTTGGTAAACCCAAGAAATAACATTAGACTCAGCAGTACCTCTAGTAACTACATCTAGCAATCTAATTCTACGAGAAGCGATGTTATTAACACCAGCAATTCTTTGCTCTACAGGTACGTTACCTCCAGAGATGTTAGTAGAGATTAACATTGTACCAGCAACTTTGAAGTTTAAAGAAGCACTTCTATCCCCTTTTAACGCTTGTAAAGCATCTTTGTGAGCAGATAATCCTTTTTCTACAGAGTTAAGAATTTCAGAAGCATCACTTTTCTCTTGGTCGTTTAACTTCTTTACCATTAATTCAGCATTCTTTAATCTAGCTTCTAAAGATTTAAATTGCGTATCTCTTACAGCTTTCAATTCAGCTTTCAATTCAGAAATCTCTTCTTTACTTGCTTTAGCCTCAACTAACTTTTCTAAGTCAGAAGATTTTTGAGCGTTAAGCTCATTGTAATAACCAGCTAATTCTTCACCAGTCATTTTGGCTAGAATTTCTTCTGATTTTATTTCAAAATTTTCCATTTTATTTATTTTTTTATTTATTGTTAATAATTTGTTTTAAGTAAAATGACTTAGCATCAAACGGCTCTACTTCTGGAGTGATAATTATCGGCTCTTCCGTCTTGAGTGTATCAATTAAATTATTATACTTGAGTTGGCATACTCTTAAATTCATTTCTATTTGTTCTAGACGCTCATCAGTACCTTTACCATTCTTTAAGGCATTAGTAAGTCCTAGCATCTTCTTATTTAACTCCTCTAAAAATTCTTTGCTATTACCTTTAGATACATTAAACATCGGTGTTTCGCTATTAGCTCCAAACGTCACCGCTGATCCTTCCCATAATATAAGCTCTTTTAACATCTGTGTTCCATCTTCTCTTACCTCTGTCTTGTCTTGGATAGTTTGAAACCCTATAGAGTGTTCAGTAATTATACCATCTTGATAATCTAAGAAAGCATCATTTCCTTTAGTTGCTCTACCTAAATCTGCAACACCTAATAAGTAATCATGAGTTTCTTCTAGCCCCTTAAACACTCCTATTTGATGCTCAAAATCATGGTAACGTAAGAACTTAATCTTCCTATTACTCTCGCTTTCTGGACCACGTTCTTTAATTGATTTGGCAAAAGCCCCTTTAATTATAATATCTCCATCGCTGTCTATATTGTTAAATTTAGCTAATGCCATTTTAACCCTACGTCCAGCAGTGTCAATGTCTTTTATCTCAAAGCCAATGTTTTTAGTTTGGAATAGATTCATCTGTTTGTTTTGTTAATGCAGCAATTGTTTCATCGCTTAATTCATAATTCTCTTCTAGCAATGCTATCTTACTATCTTTATCAATAGGCATGTTAAGTACTACGTTTATCCCATCCATTACTATCTTATCTTTTTCTGCTTCTATTTTCTTATCAGACTGTAAAGCATCTACACCACTAAAGTCTTTTCTCATTCTAACCTCTTTATCTGGGAAGTGATTTTTAGCAATATAAAGATTATGTTTAGCTGCTATCTTGTCGGCTAATGGAATAACAGCGTTTGTGTACATTGCTTTCTCAGCTTCTTTACGGTTGTTGAATGTCTTGTTGGCTGGGTCGTTAAATAATGAGCTATCTAAACTGAATACATTACACATAGCCCTAAGAGTTATAACACCTTTGTTGTCTAATCCAAGTTCGGCAGAACTCATGCCCATTGGGATATACTTTAAATCTTTATTTGTTACTTTAACTTTACCGTAGTTATGAGTACCAGCAGTATCACCATTAAATGCTCCTTGTACTTTCTTGCTCTCATCATCGGTCATTGGTCTATTAGAAGTATCTGTAATTAATCCGAAAGCTCCTCTATTTTGTAGTAGATTAGCATCAGCATCCCATCTATCATTCCCCACCTGAATAACATTGTGTGCCACCTCATAAGCAGACAGCCCTTTATAAGACTCTTGAACACTTTGATAGTTTGGATTGAACATTTTAATATGCTCTAACTCATCTACATCATAAGTACGCTTAGTCTTACCTAATTCAAATAAGTATTTAAGATTTGGTAAAAAGAAATTTCCGCTTGCTATTATCTCTATGTGATTACTTGGTA